CGATCCTGATGCCCCGTTAAAGGTTATTCCGGCATATGCAGAGCCTAAATCCATTCCCGCCAACAATTTGTTTGTTGTGCTTTCTGATGAATATTGACTTGAGTTGATAAAGGAGCTAAGTGATGGCATTTAAAATCCTTGGTATTTTGAAATATTTAGCATTCTTATGCAGGATACCAGACAACACCACCCTGTACAAACTCCTCTCCGTCATCTCCATTTTTTTCCTGCGGCATTATCAAAATATTGTCATCTTCCGGTTTTATTGCTTCTTCATAATTAAATTTTGACTGTTCTATCAAATCTGCAAAGTAATCTTGGCGAGTTAACCAAGCAAAAAATACCAGAGTCATTGCCAAATCATCGTGGTGGCCATCTTCGGCCTTAAATGTATTGGACTTCGATACAAATGACATCAATTCGGAAATAATTCTTTCATCATTCAGTAAAATTTTATCTTCTTCGATTAATCTTTTCAAAATAGCACAACCAATTTTTTTGGTTTGTGCCGTTGTTCTGATTCCCATTTCATTCTTGCCAATACCACCAAACCCTTGGGACAAAACTTGTCCTTTTCTTCCCAAAACTTTGGTCATCAATACGTTATCATATTCTAAATCAGTGTGTAATATCCCAGAAACCTGTCCACCAAGATCATTTGTCTCTATTAATACGAATGCATTATTGTATGATTTGGCATAAGAATGTATTACTGTTGGAAAATGAAATGGACTTATTACGTTATTTCTATATGTGGCAACTACTTTATAGGGAGTAGATGTTGCATCTATTATGGTAAATGCAGAATAATCTGCTCCTTGACCACGTGAAACGTCGGCCTGAAGAAAGTATGTTTTATCTTTTTGTGGAGTTTCAAAAATTCTATGTCCTTCTGCATTTTCGGAAATAGGTTCTTCGCCAGCCAAAACATTTAATTTACTGGTTGATATTAAAGTATTAGAAGATCCTAAAAAACTACAACCATATTCTTGTTCAAATTGTTCTGGACTCGTATTGGCAATCTGTTCTTCCGCCCAAACATCATCTCGTTTAGGTCCACCTGGGGTAATAGGAACATCCCGCCAACTTACTTCAATCGGTACGAATTTATTCTTTTGTTTATGTCCTTCTGGTCTATTTGCATCAATCCATAATTTATGAAAATGATTCATTCCATTTGGCGTGGAAACTATTATTAATTTTGTCGTCATACCAGCCGAAATGGTTGGATATGTTGATGAATAGAATTCTTCTGCTATGTGGGATGGCAAGAAGGCGTATTCGTCCAATAGAAGTAAGTTGTAGGAGCCACCACGGATTGCTGAGGACGATGTTGCATCGCAAACTACTCTGGACCCATTTTCTAATTTAAAACTCGTCTTATTCCATTCTACAACTCCTTGTTGTAGAAACTGTGGTAAATTTTCATAAGCCAATTGAAGTTTGGCAAACAATTCATCTTTTGCGGTTTTCAATTTATTTGCCAAGATTGCTACATTTACACTCTGGTTGAATGTGACATAATGGCAAATATACCCAATTACTGATGTAGACTTTCCTGACTGTCTGGGCCATTTAGAAATAACAAATCTATTTTTGTGAATTTCTTTCACAAATTTTTCTTGATAATCGTACAACTTGAAGGGCATAACGCCTTTATCAAGAGTTTTTACTTTTACATATTTGCTGCAAAAATATACCGGATCATTTGCACACTTAATATACTCCTCTAGTTCTTCTCTTGTGTATTGAAGATTGACTCCGGGAGGTTTTAATTTTGGATTATTTCTATAACCTAGATTATTGTTTTGGTTCATTATTCACAACCTCAGCATCAATCACCTTTTCTGTGCTTCTATCTTTATTTAAGAGGTTTTGGAGATCTTTAGTAGAACCAACAAATACGGAATTGTTATTCTGAGTTACTTTGGTTGTATTTGTTGCAGTAGTATCTTTGGCTTTTTTATGTACATCTAAAACATTATTGTTTAAGTCGGCCATTGTTTTTAATAATATTGCTACAACTTCAAATGCTCTTGGGCTATCGGATTCTGTTGCAACTTTAAGAGCGCTTTCGAGTGCCACATTTCCATTTCCAATAAGATCTTTGAGATTTGATTGAACCAACTCATAATCTTTTTGAAAGTTATTTGCATCAAAAGTTCCACCAGAAATTGTTTTTGTGGGAGAACTTTTGTCTGGTTCGACATCGAATAGTTTTGCTAAATTTTTATTGAGATTCATATATTAAAAGTCAAAAATTATATTAGAACTGCTGCTTGTTATTGTTGTGGAATTCTGTATTTCACCAAATATCCAAGCCTTGGCCAAAAATTGAAAAGAGACTATGTTTAGTCTTCTAGAAGAAAAATCACCTTCATATTTTTCTGTTATATTATTACTAATCATAACAATTGGAATTTGTACATCAGATTCGACTTCATTCATGTCCAATTTTATGATATGTTCTGGAACAAAGTATGGCATTATCTGTTCCATTATTTGAAGAAGATCGTCTGTGTGTCTGGTGTATGCGGATAAATTAAAAGATACGTTTACAGGTATCTGAGATTTAATTTTACTGCCATTAGCCTGACAATTTCCATTACCGTCGCTTTGATTTATTACTGGAGTAAATCTTCCAAGTCTTCTGGATGGATCTGGTGCGACACTATTCATTATAAAACTAATGATAGGAACTTGAATTTCTATGCGCGTTCCTTCTGTTATTGATGAAGGTTGCAATAATCTTTGTATAAATTTTTCTTGTGGAGCATAATGAATAGGAACACGTATATTAAATGGATTTCCCGTGTCTGGATCTGTGTGTGCAATTTCTATGTTGCTAAAAAGCGAACCGAAACCCACAACCAGTTTTCTTAAATTGTGATTGTAAAAATAGCCAAACATTTATTTCCTTTTTAGTTACAACTTGTATCTGATGCACATTCATTGAACGGATTATCCGGATCGAAACCGTAACTGTTTCCTTCTTGTTTTAGATCATCGTTTATGCCCATTGTAGTACCAAGTATATTATAAAGTGGTATTACAGTAGACCCAGACATTCCCCTTGTAGATGTATATGGCACGTTTATGTCAGTATTGATTGTATCGATCTTTTCATAACTGTAAGTGAACAATTCTGCAGTTATTTGATATGAATATAAACGGCCCAAAGGATACAAAGGATTTTCGTGTTCTACGAAGTTAATTTCAAAAAGTGATTTTGATAATGGAAAATAAATTAAATCACCTTCACGGGGTCTTATTAAAGTTTTATCGTAAACTGTTACCTGTTCTTTGAATCTTCGTCTGGCCATTAACAAAGAAATTTTATCTTTTATTTCGAGGCCAAATTGTGAAATAACATCAGTTCCTTCAAACCCTTTATATGACTGAATATACATTTCAATCTTATAAGTTTTTTCAAAAGATGTAGCGGGATCTTCACCGAACAATTTGTCAATATGAAAATATATTCTGGGAACATAATAACAATCTTGACCCATACCCTGAATCAATTCAACAGTGATATCTTCCACAAGCCTTTGTTCTGGACCAAAACTAGTTAAATTGATATAAGGATTTGTTGCCATGTTAACCTATTTGCATATCGACTGGCAGTTCTTGCGTCTTGAGCAACATCGCTTCTATTGCTTCCAATTCTCTTACGGCATCCTGCATCATTGCACCAGCATTAATTTGGGCTCCACCGGGAAGTGGTATACCAGCAAACTTCATCAAATTTTGTGCCCATTGTTTTTTCAACAATGCGGCATAATGGCGTTGAAATATACGATCATCCCAGACTTTTGGATAATATTCGGGATTAATACGAACATATGCTTCAACCATTAAATATGCAGTTTGAAATATTGATGTTTCTGTTTCTATAAACAGTCTTTGTGTCGTGCTTGTATACGTAAAGGCACTAGGATAATTAAAAAGGTCGTCGATTGTTGAAAGATATGTCATGGCTTCCATGTAAGTAGCCAGAGGTCCTTGTGCCAAACCACCTTGATTGAAATATAAACCAAAGAAATCAAACAAAGTCATTTGATATCTCAAATCAAACATGTAATCGCCAACCAAATTACCTGGTCTGTATACCTGTGATATTGTTCTTATATCATTAGCGGTAGGCCAGTAAGCAGTCATCCCAGTTTCCGAAGAAGTGACTAATTGTGCACCCATAGCATATCCAAATTTAGTAACATCAAAATATTTGTTTACTAAAGTTTCTGGGGTTACTGGAACTATAAATTGGCATCGTTCATTAAAATTAAAATGACGCTCAAACATATACTCCAAAGATTCATCTAGACGATCTTGGGCTTGTTCGGCATCTACGTTTATTTGAATAACTGGTGCACCCAGTTTTCTATAAGTAAAATCAATGAAATCTTGTCTTGTACTGATGGCCATACAAATATTTATGAATTCTCAACAATTTTATTTACTTGAGAAATTAATCTTTCTTTTTCCTCACTGTGGCCAATAGTAACCTGAATAAGGTTTATGGATTCTGGATCCATAGATTCTATTTTTTCTTTTCTTGCTGCAATTTCAATTGGTTTGTAATTTGGATCGTAGTTGCTGAATCCCGGCATTTTTAATGGGCAATTTAAAACGGGATAGTCTAATTTGGAATATTCATTACCGGAAGCAATCAGCCAAGTATGGTTCTTGTCTCCACATCCACATTTTCCACAATAATGTTTAGACTTATCTACATCGCTTCTTCTTAAAAATGGGCATGATGTTTCTAAACCAGCACCACCAAAACAAGACAAAACTCTCAATTGTTTTGTTGGAATATCCGTTTTATTATTGCCTAATCCCCTAGATGCTAGAGAAGCGGCGAACATGATCATTTTTTGAAACATAATAAATTAAAAAGTAGTATAATTAACGCTCATACCTGCAGGAACAACATATTTTTCTAAAAATGGTTTATAATTTGCAAAATTGGTTGAAGATGCTGATGCTATTTTAATTTCAATTGTGCAGTATGTACCACTGTTGACTATAACATCGGTCCAAGCAAATCCTAATAGTGAACATATCAAATATTTGATTGCTTGTGGTGTACCTTTTATATTAAAATAATTGGAATCAGATTTTATTAAAAATCTTCGTATATTTGGTAGTATTGGATTTAAAACGGCACCACTAAAATCTGCATCAGGAAAATAAAAATCTGCCAAGGCTTCCAAAAATACGGTATTGGTAAACAAAGGAACACGAATGTTTTCCCAGTTCAATTGTGCACCATATCCATAATCTTGGCTTAACAACCATCTCATGTAATTTTTAATTAATGGAACGATTGCAACATTATTTGGATTGGATTGATATGCTTTAATTATCCACTGCGGAAACAATGATTGGACAGTCAATTCATCTGCCAACCAAGGTTGTGATATAGGGCCATAGTAATCGCTACCAAGATTTGACGAAGCCTGCTCCGACATCAAAATCATCTTGGTGTTAAGTGCAATTAATTGATTATTTAATAACGTTATCATGGAGTATAAACTAATCTAATTCCCGCAACAGTTCTAGCATTCAAATAACTCATCAACGACGTTTGGCTGTCCGAAGACAAACCACTGACGTATATATTTACCACACCGGGCAAACAACAATCATTTTTTACAGTTATTAATGTTGGATCGGATGTTCCGCTAATACCAGATCCTAATATTGCATTAACAAAATCAGAAATTGTTGTACAACGATCCTGCCCAGTTGCATTGAAAAGCAATTTATATCTTGCCTGAGATACAGAAATCTCGTCATAACCACCAGCAGGTATTTCACTTGTATTGAATTGAACGTCAGTTCTGGGAGTTATAGAAGCATTATTTCCATTTGAACCATCAGAACTTATTGCTTTTATCAAAACCGTGCTTGATGTGGTAAGAGTTTGCGCTGTTGGAAAATTGTTTGTAACAATATATCCTTTTGGTCCATTTATGACAGTGAAGGTTTTTTGATTTCCAGCAAGTCCGGTTGAAGTTTTGTCAACTCTAGTCCATTTGTTTACTGTACCGGAATTTGTAACCGTTTCATAAAAAGTAACCGTTCTGGGATCTATGCTATATGGTAGTTCGCAAGATTGAGTTTTGTAGTCGTAGTTGGTAAAACTTAGTACTTGGGTTCCGGCATATAAAGTTATGCTAGTGCTTGTGCTCGTTGGTACGGTATCAATATTGAAGAAAAATGAACTTGCATTTCTGCTGGAAGTTGCTTGAAAACTGGTGTAATCATACAAAGTAGCACCAATTGGTGTGACAGTCCTAGTTGTGGTAGCACTCTGTATTGGTGCAATTAAAATTGAATTATTTGCTGCAATACCTAATAAACTTTGCATCAAAGTTGTAGTTGTTGCAAATGAATTTACATAACCAAATTGTGCATAGATTCCATTATACGCAGTAACTGTTGCTAAAATGTTTATTAAAAGATTTGTTGTGCTTGCTGTATTTGTAAAATCTAAATCAGATAATTCTGGTTGTGCTGATAAAAAAGAAATTAAAGATGATTTTATGTCATCAAAATCCAAAGAAGCAACATTAAGATTTTTTAATTGATAAGTCATTATATTTCAACCTCTACAAAGGTGGTGGAATTCATTTGTGATGATAAACCATCACTAACAGAATATATTATCATAAACTGAAACATAGTCTGAGATGTATATTGTGTAAATACCCTCACATTATAAATGTGTGGAATTGCTGATTGTATATAAGCAGCCATGGATGTTTGCATTGCTGGAAGATCAGCCTGACCAGAGAATATATAAGAAAAATAATTTGATCCCAAATTCATGTTTGAAACCAACTCACCTTTTTGTGTTTTACAAACAACTTCTATATATTGAGCGTATGCATTGAAACCGCTAACCAAACCAACATCCTTTTTGGTTGTTGTTGAACTTATTTTTTCAAGAAGAATTGAAAAATCTTTAATCGGCATCTTAATATTTAGTTCAAGGATAATATGGTGCGTTTGCAATCCCGGTATAATCTCCTGCAATTTTTGATAAAGCCAATGCAGTTTCGTGTGTACCAGAACTTGTGAATACGTGTTTTATTCCTGTAATATAATATACATCATTTAAATAATTTGAAGTTTTGGAATATGGATAACCACTTATACCATCTAATCTCAAACGTACAACCTGTCCAAGTTTTAAATTGAAATCTCCTGCTACAGTAACATCTATTTTTCTTCCATATTGAAGAGCATCTGCAAATTCAGCTCTTTTTACTGGAGTTTCTACTGGAGTATTCCAAAAAGAAGCAACATTCAATCTTAATTTTATATAAGCCTCATATTTTGGTTGAACGTCTGGGCAAGTACAACTATATGGTGCTTCTGGGGTGCCCCAAAGACATCCAAGCCATTCATCACCGTCCGGGAATCTACTTTGGATTGAATCGCATTCGGTATCCGGATTTGTAAAATACATATCATATGGTTTAAATACATTCATGTCTGGTTTGGATGCTGAACCAGTCCACAACGTGTATCCTTTAAACCCCGATGAAATACCACCACTTATTCCTGCAGGATCCGTGTAAAAACCTATTGCCGTAGCAATATCTTTTATACCGGGAAATGAATTTAAACAAGCATCCAAACTAGAAGGTATTCCTGTAGATCCTCTGGTAATATATGCATTTGCACAATCGTATACTTGTTTACTGTTTACCGAATAAAAAGCATCTTGTCTATAATTTGATCCTACTGTTGTAATTTGATTTGACATTTATATTCCTCAACAAATTCCATCAACAATATTTTCTGCCCAGAAATATGTAACACTTTCATTCGGACTTATTTGTTTAACACATACTCTGGCTATATGAAATATATCGGCACTGCTATTAAATGTTGATGAATCGACAGCCCCTATAGGTCTAAATTTAAATGTTCCCGTAGTTGGTTTAACCCATCCAGGAGGTAAATATTGTCCCGTCAATCCTCTTTCATTCAAATTAATCGCCCAGGTATCATCTTGAGTAGAACTGGATTTTATACTGCAACTCAAACTCCATTTTTCTAATTGATGTGCTGTATATGTGCTTCCATTTGGACCACATGTTGCACCGGATGATCCAGAAGATCCAGAAGATCCACCAGAAGCACCAGAAGATCCGGTGATACCGGAAGCAAACTCTATTTTATTCCATTTATAACGATAATATTTTGCTCCACCGTCAAACGTTGTTCCACCAGATCCACCAGATAAACCATAATATGTCGAATCCGGTTCATATCTTTGCAATACAGCAAAGAAACAATCTTCTTTTTGACCTAAACAACACAAAGAATATAAAACAAAATTTTGAGCTTCAATAGATCTAATTTTTTCTAAACGTTCACTAGAACTTCCCAATATTTTTGCTTGAAAAGTATCATAACGAATATCCATTACTTTTTGTAAATTAGTATCAGAACCTTTTATTCCTAAAGATTTATCTGTAACCGGTAAAGTTTTTTCATCTGGATAGTGCGGATGAATTGGGGTTAAATCAAACATGTTTTTCCACATGTCTGGACTATCCAGAAATGGCATATTTTGTTTTGTACCCATCAACTTCAAATCACTATAATTTAAATCAGTTCCATATTGGTTGCCAATTAAATTTGTTACAGATTTATTATTACTTGGATCTTGATCATTATAATAACCCCAAGTATGATCAATAAAAATATTATCTCCTCCTGCAGGGGCATCTGTAGCACGACCAGAAACAGTAATTACATCAATATTATATTTTTGACCATCATCTTGAAATTGAAAAGTTAAATTTTTTGTTGCAATGTTTTGTTGTTTAATTAATGCGTCTGTTTTTGCATCTTCTAATGCTTGACCTGTTAGTCCAGTCGGAATTGCTATTACAGGCAATTCATCCAAATGCTTTGGTGTTTTTCTAATGCAATAATAATTTTTAGAAATCCACTGGTATGCTGGATTGGTGGCAACAAAATATGCTTTTCTATAAGTTTTTCCATCAGATAATTTTCTTGTAACACCATCACCACTATAAACAGCGATATTACGATAATCAGAATCTATAGATGCATACGAATCATCCTGTGTAATATCACGTTTAAAAGATTTAAAATTAACACCACCTCCAAAAGAAGTCCAAAACATAAAATATGGATTTTTATCTGAATCAACTGCTCCTGTTGCCAAATAAGTCATCAATTCTATGGCATTGTCGGGAACCGCTTCTTCTCCTGAATTATATGGTATAAAAGGTTTGTACAAGAAAAAATTTGTAGCAAAATCTTGATATCCATGATTAAGTGAATCTGTTTCAGAACCAAAAATTTGGGTACGCATCATGGTTACAAATTCATTAACACTGAATACTTGTGGTTTTTGATATCCCAACAAAGCATTCAATGAAGTACTTGAAAAATATTGATAATAAGAATTTGTAAAGTTTATTGCTACAACGGTTGTTTCGTTGTCTGATGCAGCATTATTGATGTATGATACGCTCGTAATATATCCATATATTTTATCACCACTTAAAAATTCAATAGTCAATGTTTGAATATTATTTGATCCAATATAGGAAAGTATATCATTTGTATCTGTAACCACTAAGGTTCCAACAGGAAAAACATCTGTTATATTTTCTACCAACTCTACTTTGTCAAATCTGCATTGTGGATTGTAAACAGAAATATCAAGGCCATTATCAAATTTAATGGATTTGACAGTAGAATACGCAGGATGAAAACGATGCGATGTATTTGGCATATCAATTATACTTAGTAGTAATGAAAGAAGATTGTATTAGACCAAGTTCACTTGGAATATATGCTTCAATTAATTTGGTTTTATTTACAACATTGTTTATTACAGTAAACAAATTTGGAGTTGTAATACCATTTATAGGTGTTGAAGATAGTATGTAAGTATCTAATGTTGGGTTGCTGGAAACAGTTTCTTTATATATTGTCTTTCCATCATCATTTAAAACTTGTGTTGTTACTTTTTGAGTATACGCTTTTTTATTTCCTGTATAATAATCACCAGCCCAAGTATAAGAACCATCTGTATTCTTTTGAATTACTACGACGTGTTCTGATGGATTGTTTATTGAGATAAATGAACCAGTACCACCAACCTGCGATCCAATAACCATATTTCCATCATAAAAAGATGATTGTTCAATAACAGCAAGAGCACCACTTAAATCAAAATTTCCAGTTGAACCATACTGGTAGGATGCACCGCTATTATCGTTATATGGCGTTAAAATGCTACCAACAGGAAATGCAACCCCACCTGTCACAGCATTTGGTGATGGAAGAAGAATAAGATTTATTTTGTCTGCATTTGTTTGACTGAATAAGAATGTATTTGGCGCCAAAAGATCAAAAGGATTTATAGTATAATTTGCGGGAACAAAAGCCCAAAAACTGTTTACATCACTATAATTTAATGATGCTGCTTCTAATAAGGTAGTTTTATCATCTATACTTATTGATCCTTCGCTGACCAAAACATGTTCTACATCAAGATAAGTAAAAAAATCAGAAATAGTAAATGTTCCGATTGAACTTTCAAAATTTGTTTTTGGAAGATTATTAAAAAATTTCATAGTGAATATTACATTAAATGTTATTGATTATATCTAGTAGATATTTCAGATTTGGAAAGTACACTGTTTGTTGGTGGATCATAAGTTCCTGTTTCAAACTCAGTAAACAACAATCCCAACAATGTTATTGAAGATGCTCCATTTGGGAGATATCTTATAATTGGATCACTGGCATCATTTTTTTCTACTCTTACTGTTTCCAACACAGATACGAGAGGTTCGCCCAACCAATTGTCTGTTAGAGTATTATTATCACCTGCAGATCCGTCTGCACTTCCACTCAAAGCAATTTGATTCCCCGGAGAACATTGTATGGCCCATAAATTTTGTGGATACGATCTTTCTGGTAAACCTGTTGCGACTGTTGGATATGATACTTTTCTGAATGTGTGAACTATATTTTCTACTGCTATAGATTCTTGTTCATTCTTTGGAGCAAAAACATATTGAAAGAAATATTTTTTTCTTCCTTCCGATACCATTGTATATTCGGCAATATTGCTAAATCTTCTATAAGTAGATGTAGCAAACATACGTTCCCAATAAAATGTAGATGGTTGCAATGTTCTTTTGAGAACATTTAGTGTTCCTTTTATACCACCACCTGCGTTTGCTATACCCGATCTACTAAGAACTGGGCCGACAGGATTATTGTTGCTTTCACCGTATTCGTGAGCAACTTGGAATCCCGGTTCTTTGGGCATGGGAAGTTTAATATGGGTTTCATGTCTATCAATAACCCCATATCGAGTTCTTTCATAATTTAACAATGAATATGGTGCCGAATAAAAATTCAACCACAGAGGTTGCTCTGCAGCAGCATTTGACCCTACATTTGATGGATAACTATAATAATAGGAGGGCATATATCAATATTTAGAGAATTTAACTAAATATTAGGATGGCATACAAAACCATATTTAACCCCAAAAATCCTAAAAAATATATAGGAGATGCTTCAAAAATAGTATGCAGATCTCTTTGGGAGAGAAATGTGTGTAAATTTTGCGATGATCATCCAAAAATTTTAAAATGGTCATCCGAAGAAATTGCTATTCCATATGTCAGCCCAATAGACAAAAAAATTCATAATTATTTTCCTGACTTTTTAATTCAATTTGAAAATAGAGAGGGAAAACAAACTTGGATGGTTGAAGTAAAACCAAAAAAACAAACGTATTTAAAAGAAAGTGCTTCCAAAAAAGAAAAAACAACGTGGATAATAAACAATGCAAAATGGGAAGCCGCTAAATCATATTGTCAAAAAAACAATATTGAATTTAAAATAATTACAGAAAAAGATTTATTCAGCAATGGCAAACCAAAATAATAATAATAATTCAATCTTAACAATAAAAGATTTTTTTGATAGACATCAAGGACTTCAAAGAAGCAACCGCTTCTCTATGTCTTTTTTAAATCTTCCAAAAACTTTGCCAATAGTTGACAACATTGATTTCAATCCCATATCAGTTACAATCGGTTCCAGAGCAATAGACGGAGTTGCCGACAACTTGGCTGGGTATGGTTTAGGTCGCACAGTTCCAAGATCTCAAAAATTTCCTCAAGGAGTTTTGTTGGCATTCCCCATAACCAGCGACCACTTCATTACAGATTTTTATGATGCTTGGTTTAATGCAATTTATTCTGGTGGAAGACAACAGGGTGACTATACCAAACCTTATCAATTATCATATTATGATGATATCATCTATAACACTCAAATGAATATAAATTTGTTGGATTTGAATGGCAACATCAATAGAACATATTCATTTTATGAAGTCTATCCAATTGAATGTCTTCCATTGGAACTGAACATGATTGAAAATAACAAATATTCAGTATATCAAGTATTAATGATGTTCAGAGATTTTACATTCACTAAAGGTACCTAATACATGGAAAATGATTTATTTAAGTCGTTGAATTCTTTATTGCCGAAATATGAAACCGTTCTTCCATTTCAAAAAACAACAGTTTCATTTACACCTTTTAAGGTAAAAGACGCCAAACATATTTCGGTTATCTTACAAGAAGAAAATAAAAAATTAGCTTTAACATCTCTTGTAAATGTTTTAAAATCTAATACAGAAGGCGTAGATATTTTAAATTTATGTTTGGCTGATGCTGAATTTCTATTTTTACAAATACGATCCAAAAGCGTAGATGAATTATTAAATTTAGTATATAATGGAGAAAAAGTTCAATTATATATTTTGGATATTTTATCTAGAAACAGTGTTCTAGAAGAAGTTATTGATATAAATGTTGATACAAAAATAATTTTAGAAACTCCAAAAATTAAAGATTTAATAAAACTACAAAATTTTGATAAAGAAAACTTAATAAAATCTTGCATCAAAAAAATTGTAAAAGGTGGAGAAATATTTTATACCAATAAATTTATACCAGAACAATTACACGAATTGGTAGACAATCTTCCGATGTATATTTTGCCAAAGATAGAAACTTTTTTACAAAAGCAACCAGAGTTGTATGGAACAATCCAGACTAAAGAAGGGCCAAAGGAGGTAAGTGGCTTTTTAAATTTTTTTACTTATCGGTAAAGTTTTTTGATTTAAGAGATTATTTTACAACCAACTTTACCTTGATAAACAACTTTAATTGGAACTTATCAGATCTTGATAATATGATTTGGTGGGAAAGAGAAATTTATATAAAACTCCTAATAGATTATCAAGAGGAAAAGAAACAACAGGAAGTTACAAACAAGTTTGAAGGATTTAATTTATGACACAAGAAAATAAATTTAATTTAGATGTAGAAGCAGAACAAAAGGCTTTTGCTCCAGCAATTAAACCTGCTAACAATGCTCTGCAAATTGAAACAACTGCGCAGGCAAGCGATCCGTTGCCTCCATCTATTTTGTTTACAACCGTAGCACAACCTTCTCCACAACTGCCGAGTTCCGTAACTTATGTTCCTTCAAAGGTTGATGTTTCACATAACCCAGAAGCACAAGTTGCAGATGTGAGAATGAATTTAAAAATTAAGTTTGATGCTGAACAAAGTTATAATCATCTTAAAAAAACAATGGATGATGTTCAAGAAACACTTGCATCCACTGTTAATCAAATACAAACCAAGTGGATACCTGAACCACGTGCTATCAATAGTTTTGAAGAAAAACCAACATTAGAGCAGACCAATTTAATTTTTGATTCGCGTATGGAAAAGTTTTCTGAATATCCTAGGTGGGCATGAAAAAAGCCCCTTGCGGGGCTTTTCTCAATCATTCTCCATTTCGGAGAAGTATTTTAGAGGATCCTTTTCCTCAATTTCTTCTGAACTAACTGTATCCTCAACATCATCCTCAACGTTCTTATCCGTAAACTGAGCACGAATATCGTCGCCAGTTGCCTTCTTTAGGCGAGCCTGAAGCTCATCATAACTCTTGAACTGGCTCTTGTCGGTAAACTCCTTAAGAGAATACTGCTTCTTCCAAAGTTCTTCGAGTTTCTTGTCATCACCACCAAGTAGTGGCGCGGGTGCCGAAAACTCTGAACGATCATAGTTTACATACCCACCAACATTACGAATCTTGATCTTGAAGTCTGCACCAGTCCAAAAGTTAAATGGATCGACTGCAACCTCATCCTGATACTCTGGATGAGCAAGGCTCTGGATCTTTTGGAAGATCTTGGTACCATACTGGTATAGGAATACTTTTCCCTTATTCTCTGGATTGGCTGGATCCTCAAGAACAAGAATATTGGAAATGTATGCCAACTTGCGCTTGCGCTGACGAGCAATGTTCTTGTCGTCTTCAATACCACTATTCCAGAGTTCTGTATTAGCCTGACAGACGGGGCACTTCTCTCCTAGAGTTGTCGGGCAGTTCTCAAACAACCAACCACCCTTGCCCTTGAATGCATGGCTGTAAACAGCCACAAATGGTGCATCTTCGCCTTCGATCTCAGGAAGGAATCGGATAACTGCGTATCCGTTGCCAGCCTTATCGATACCGGGCTTCCAAATACGATCATCCTTGTAACTCTCCTTTGAGGTGAGTTTGTCAAGACGCTCGGTTAGAGATGCGACTGAGTTCTTACTCTTCTTTTTAAAATCTGAAAAACCTGCCATAATGAATCTTTCCCCGAGGAACTACCTCGGCCTAATAGTTGTCATTACTATATATCCAAGTTTTGTTTAGTCAAGCGGAAGACGTTTGGATTTGGATTTTTTTAACAAATGAAGATTTTGCGCTTCTTGTTGAATTTTTTCTATAATTGGTTTTGTCAACAATTTTCCAGAAGCACTTGGATCCAAACCCAGTTCTTCAGTAATCTCGAGAACACAATCCATAAATGACATATTTGTAGATTTTACTCTATCTATAACTTTATTAGAAAATTTTTCTTTGGCAGATTCATCTATATACATGGTTATATCATAACTTATAATGCCAACAAATCCAATAAATAGTGGAGTATAAATATTGTTGATCAACTATTTAAGGATAAAAAATGGCATTACCATCACCATATTACGGAAGTAACTACATTGTTTTGAACTCTGGAGGAACAGCAGCAATTTTGGCTGATGGTGTTTATGACCCCACACAAGGTATTACTACCTATGTTCAGTATTTTAAAGCAAGTTTTGGTGTGTCGGGAGCATATACTCCTGTAACCTCCAGCAGTCCACTTCCAGTTACTATTGCTACTGGGCTGACAGCAACCGTTTCTGGCTTCACGGGAACAATTACCATCCAAGGTACTCCCAGCGGAACAGCAGTACCTGTATCCGGTAGCGTAGTTGTATCTGGTATTACTTCTGCTCCAGTATATGTTCAAACTGCTCCAAATTGCCGTGTTGAAATAACAGGTGGTCAACGTTTAAACAAATCAACCGATTCAATTTCTGTATTTGGTCCTTCTGGCAACACTTGGATTTATGCAAATTTGGTAAACGCCAGCGGAAATGCCATAGGAACAACGAGCAATCCCATGCAAGTAAGTTTCAGTGGTGTTACCATCACTACAAATCTTTCTGCAACAATTGGTGTGACAAATGATTCTGCTGGAAATGGTTTAAGAATTCAAGGTATGACCGGTGGCCTCAGTGTTGCGGTAACAGTAGGAAACACCGTGGGAATTAATGATACTGCAATTCTAGCTTCTATGGCTGGAATAAGCAATCAACTTGGAACCCTAAATTCTCAAATTTTGAGTATTGCTGGCGTGGTTCCAACTGGTATTACAGCAGGTCGTATTACTGCCACAACTGCTTATGGGCAACTTGATGCTGGTGGATATACTTGCAGCAACGGAGTAAACGTAAAATCCAGTACATCTAACACCGATATAATCTACCTAAACAGCAGCGGTATTTCTGCTTCTGGTATCGGGTATGAATTGGATCCCGGGCAGGCTTTCTTCATCAAAGTAAATAACACAAATAAAGTTTACATCAAAGCAAAATCCGGTAGTCAAATTATCAGTTTCTTGGCCAGCTAAAATGAGATCAAATGTATTACTTAGCAGAGTCTAGTACACCTTATGCATTAATCAAAGTCCAAGATATAACAAATTATGGATTTAATGTTTTATATGCATCAACATCGGATCCAATATTAA